TTGCCCTTGTTTGCGCGGCTGTTACCGCAATGCGCGGGGCAGATGGATGGGGATGGTTCATTTTCATTGCGTGTGTATGCATTTAAAATTGTAGGAGGGTGAGTGATGGATATTGTAGAACGGTTGCGTGAAATAAACGCGCTTTGTGAAACACATACGCGGGGAGGAAAGTATGACTGATGAAACCAGAGCCTTATCAAAAGATGAGCAGAAGATAATGAACACAGCCCTGCGTAAATCTTCAAATATTGTTCACAAAGCATCTGCGTCTGACTGGCAACCAATAAAAACAGCGCCAAAAATTGATGAAAAAAGAATACTGGTTGTTTGGTTGGGTCATGTTCAAATTGCCAGTTGGAACGCTAAAGTCAGTAAGTGGCAAGAGGATTGCTATGGTGATTTTACCGTTGATGACGACGAAGTAACCCATTGGATGCCATTACCCAGCCCGTGGCACATGGTGGAGATGTAATGATGGACCTTGAATTTATTAAACGAATAGAGCAACGCGGAACGGTTGAAATTGTAGAATACCCTGACGATGCATTGTTGTTCGTTTTTGATGCATTGGAAAAAATTGAAGATTTGCGGGAAGCATTAGCCGATCTTGTAGCCATCCAAAATGGACCGCCATTGGTGACGTATACTGAGGCATGGGATGCAGCGATGGAAAAAGCGTATGCCGCACTGAAGGAGGGTGAGTGATGGATAAAGAAACAGAAACGACGATCAACAGATTTGGGGGCGACTTATTGGCTGATAAAAAAATGGCAGTAGATTTGGCTGATTATTTGATAAAAGAAAATGTTAAACTGCGGCAAGCGTTGGAGAAGATTGCGTTGTCTGTATGCGAAATTAAAACAGATTCTGCGGGGGCTTGGTCATATTGTATAACTATCGCAAAAACTGCACTGAAGGAGGGTGAGTGATGGAATTTAGTTTTTGGAAATTTGAATTTGTGTCCCATGACGGCGGATGGTTTATAGCATGGGATGATGTAATTAAATTAGAATGGCATTCGCGTTGAAGGAGGTGAGTGATGGGTAAAATTCAAGAATGGTATGATTCGTGGCTTTTGGAACAAGCTAAGGAGGCTGTGGCAAATGGTAACTTTAAGCCGCACCCGCCAAAGCATGTGTTTCCAAGCGACATTAAAAAAGCTTTGCGTCAACAAGCTGAAGAATGTGAACATGCTGAACGCGACCCTAAGACGGGCATTTCAACGTGGCCTAAAGAAACAACGCTTGAGTGGCAAGCCGCTGATTTGCTTGATGAATATCTTGCAGAAATACGGCAATATGAAAACTTGCGCGATAAGTTTGTGGAACTTTGGCTGGACATGCGCGAATTGTTAGGCGGTGATGATGACGAAACATTGGCCTGATTACTGGGATTTGTGTCTACAATGTAGATACGCTGATCTAGACCATGTGGCGGATTTTATCCATGAAATGATGGATGAAGTAAAAACCATGCATGAAGCATTGTCAAAAATATCCCGCTCACAATACAATGCAGACAGCAAAGATATTGCAAATCAGGCACTAGATGCCAAACCTGCAAGTTTTAAAACAAAAGTTAAATTAAAGGTGGTAAAATGACACAAGCATTGGTTGGCGTTGAGGCGTTAACAACCCTTAACGATCTTGTATATGCCTATTTGGACGAGTTTAACATGCGGCCAAAGCCCAAAGACGTGGGTATTCCGCAGACACGGGCGGAAAAGGCGGCGGAAAACCTTATTCGCGCCTCTCATGCGGAGGAAACGGATTATCAGTCTGTCATGTCAGCAATAAACAAAACTGTTGGGGTTATGCGTGATATTGAACAAGACCTGATTAGCCACGATTTGGGGAAATACATAGACCGCCGCAGGAAGGTGGAGCAACTTGGATCAATTATGCACATCAGTCGTGCCTACCCTGACAGCGCATTGAAGCGTTTAAAAGACATGAGGCCAAAAAAGGTTGTAGACGCCGCCGCTTGATATAGTTTTTCATGGGGCGTAAACTGTTTCCATGACATTTGATGTAAATAATCTATCTGAAGGCGAAGCAAGAATCCTGCGTAGGAAGCTAAAAGCTGCTAACTACGAGGAAAGTTTGTATAACTTCACCCAGAGGGCGTGGCGTGAGATTGACTCCGCGCCCTTTGCTGAGGGCGGCTTTGCGTTGCAAGCTATTTGCGAGCATTTACAGGCCTGTGCTGATGGTTATATTAGGAATTTAATCATCAACGTGCCGCCTAGATTCTCAAAATCCACTATTACTGGGACTATGTTCCCAGCTTGGGTATGGACTCAAAGCCTTTCGTCGCCAACTTCTGGGCCGGGAATGCAATTTTTGCACTCCTCCTATGCAATGGGCTTATCTGTACAAGATTCTGTGAAGTGCAGGCGCCTTATTGAAAGCAAATGGTATCAGACATTGTGGGGCGACAGGTTTAAGCTTGTTGGCGACCAAAACACCAAAACGCGCTTTCAGAATGACAAGAACGGTATACGCAACACAGTGTCAGTTGGATCAGCCACGACGGGTCTTGGCGGTAATTATCTGATTGCGGACGATCCTAACAATGCGCAGGAAGCTAATTCTGAAGCTATTGTGGCGTCCACGATTGAGTGGTGGGACATGGCGTGGTCCACCCGCCTTAACGACCCCAAGCGGGGCGTCAAAATAGTTATCCAACAACGCTTGTCAGAGAATGACGTTACGGGGCATATTCTATCCAAGGACATTGGTGAGTGGACGCACCTTTGCTTGCCAATGAGATTTGAAACTGCACGGAGGACGTACAATGTTCTTGTTCCCGCAGAGTTTAATGACGGCGAGCCAGTGGTCTGGACTGACCAAAGAACGGAGGAGGGTCAGCTACTTTGGCCTGAGCGGTTTGGAGATGAAGAAGTTACACTGCTTGAGAAGACCCTTGGCCCCTATGCGGCGGCGGGTCAGTTGCAGCAGCGTCCAGAGCCAGCAGGCGGTGGTATTATTAAACGAGAATGGTGGGGCGAGTGGACTAAAGAAAAGTTTCCACACAATTTAGAAATAGTCATAGCGTCTGTTGATACGGCATTTGGCGCTAAAGAGTTTGAGGGCGACTTTTCTGCCTGCACAATTTGGGGCGTATACCGTGACGCTGGCCCAGCATCTGGTGTAATTGGCGCAGATATGACCGGAAACTGGCAGCGTATTTCTGCGGAAGACCGCGAAGCTGACGTCCCCAAAGCAATTCTTATGCATGCGTGGCAGGGGCGCATGGAACTTCATGAACTTGTCAACAAAATAGGACAGTCTGCCCGTGAGTGGAAAATTGACTACCTGCTGATTGAAAACAAGGCGTCCGGCATTTCCGTCAGCCAAGAACTGCGGCGGTTATTTGGGTATGAGAACTACGGCGTCAGATTGATTGACCCTAAGGGGATGGATAAGGTCGCCAGAACCTATTCCGTTCAACATCTGTTTTCTGAGGGGATGATTGTGGCGCCAACGGATGCTGGCGGCGATGTTTTCCGTGTTTGGGCTGAGATGGTCGTGGCTCAATGCGCCACATTTCCCAAGGGAAAACATGATGACTTACACGATACGGTAACGCAGGCGCTAAATTGGCTGCGCGGGACAGGAATGCTTCAGCGTGGCGCTGAGCGGACCGCTGAACTTGCGGGAAATAATATGTTCCGGGGAAGTAGGGAAAGCCAGCCATTGTATCCCGTCTAATTGCATGCTATGTAAAAAATTAACCACAGGAGAGTATAATGCCTAAGCATACTTGGTCAATAACACTCAATCCGTATGATCATTCCGGCCACACCCACAAGACGGTCAAGGCTGATTCGTGCAGCGTCTACGACGGCAGAATTGCTTTTTATAACAACGTGCCTAGAACTGAGGAAGACCCGTTTCCTGAGAGCCTGCTTATTGCCTACATCCCAACAGACCGCGTGTTTGAGTTGGAAATATTAGACGATGAGACGGGCGAGCCAGTGGGTTTTTTGTTTCAGGGGAGCAATTAAATGGCAGACAACCCCCACTTTATGACGCCAGAGGAAATGTCCAAGGTAATTTGTCCCTTTGGAAGAGGCAATGGCATACCCGGCAAAGAAGTCGTTATTGACGGGCAAATTCTTGGCAAGCCTTGCGTTTCAGAATACTGCGCTGCGTGGCGCTGGGCCAGTTATTATGAAGAAGGCGAAAACGACATGATATACAGCGACGACTACGGCTATTGTGGGCTAATTGGCATATGAGTGATGAATTAAAGACAATTAACTCCGTCGTTACCAAGGATTTGGGCGACGGATATATCAAAATTGTTATGATTATAGACAACAAATACCACGAATATCGTTTGAAACGGCACGTTGCGGTAAGTTTTATACAAGCACTAGCAGGTTCACTTGACGGTGATTTGCATATCGTGTAAATAAGCAAGCGTCTTTAAAGGAGACGCAAAATGATGACGTGGAATCACCGGGTAGTTAAGTACGAAACCCGCAATTTGTTTGGCGATCCAGACGTTGGATACGCCATTCACGAGGTTTTTTACGATAATAACGGCAATGTTCAGGGCATGACATCAAATCCTGTGAAGCCTTGGGGCGACACAAAGGATGAATTGAGGTTGGAACTGATGCGCATGCTTGACGCGCTGACCAAGCCTGACCTTGATTACGATGACAAGGATGACGACGAGGCATTTGCGAATAAAGCATAATTAGCCTATAGTGCGCGGGATATTCCAACAGGAACCCGCACATGCCATTAACGCAAGGGCTTATACCCAACATACGCCTTGATCAAGAACAACCTGATTTACCCTCTGTGGAGGGGCAAGACACCATTGTCGTAATGGATGCTGACGAAGATGCTGATCAGCCAGAAATGGACGTTGATGGCAATGTTCTCCGTATTGACCACGGGGATGGCTCTATTAGCGTTTCCCTTGACGGGCGTCCTATTGAGTCTTCTAAGAAAAAGAAAACTGAGGGCTGGTATGCCAACTTGGCTGAAGAAATTAGCGAAAGTGACTTATCCGCGATTGCTCATCAGCTTATTAAGGGCATTGAGGAAGATATTGATTCTCGCAAGGAGTGGATTGAAGACCGCGCACAGGGTCTACGACTTCTGGGCCTTAAGATTGAAATTCCAAATCAGCAAGGTACGGCTGATGGCGCACCTGTTGAGGGAATGTCCCGTATCCGCCACCCGCTCTTGCTGGAATCCGTATTGCGCTTTCAAGCGAATGCGCGGGCAGAGTTACTGCCCACTGACGGGCCTGTCAAAATCAGAGTAGACAGCAATCAAGACTCGCCGCAAATGGACCAGCAGGCGGAATATCTTGAGAAGGATTTTAACCATTACCTGACCGTGACTGCAAAGGAATATTATCCTGACACGGACAAGATGCTTTTTATGTTGGGCTTTGGCGGGTCAGCCTTTAAGAAGGTTTACTTTTGCCCCCTGCGTAACCGTCCCGTTTCTGAAACGGTTGATGCTGATGACCTTATTGTCAACAATGAAGCCACGGACCTTTCAAATGCTCGCCGTATTACCCACAGAATCTCTATGCGTCCTACGGTTGTCAAAAGAATGCAGATTATTGGCGCATACCGGGACGTTGACCTTGGACAGGCCAAGCAAAAGGAACTTGACGCTGTACAAAGAGAGAAAAACGCGATCCAAGGAACCCAAGACGATATCAACGTCGCGGAAGATAGGGACCGCGAGATATATGAGTGCTACTGCGAATTAAACATTCCGGGCTTTGAGCATGAAATTGACGGTGAAGCGTCTGGCTTGGAAGTCCCCTACCGCGTAACCATAGACGTTTCGTCTAAGCAAGTTCTTAATATTGTCCGCAATTATGATGAGCAAGATCAAGACCTACCAGAGGCAGATACGCACTTTGTTAAGTATGATTTTGTGCCGGGTCTTAAATTTTATGGCATGGGTCTACTTCACATTTTAGGCAACACGACCAATGGCTTGACTGCCGTTTGGCGCGAATTGCTTGACGCGGGTATGTACGCCAACTTCCCCGGCTTCCTGTACGCCAAAACTTCAGGACGTCAGAATAGTAACATATTCCGCGTTCCTCCGGGCGGCGGCGCGCAGATTGACACGGCTGGCATGCCCATCCAGCAAGCCGTTATGCCATTGCCTTACAAGGAACCATCCGGCGCATTGGGTGCATTTGCAGAAACCATTAGCCAATATGGCCAGCGTCTAGGTGGCACCGCTGAGATGCAAGTGGGCGAGGGTAAGCAAGACGCCCCTGTTGGGACGACATTGGCCATCATTGAGCAAGCCCAAAAACTTCTTAATAGTGTCCACAAGCGGTTGCATGCGGCTCAAGCTGAAGAGTTCCAGTTGCTTGCGCAATGTTTCCGTGATCACCCTGATTCGTTTTGGCAGCGCAACAAGCGCCCAGCGGGCCAGTGGGACGAGCGGACATTTTTGTCCGCCTTGGATAACTATGACTTGGTTCCGCAAGCTGATCCTAACACGGCCAGCCACATCCAGCGCGTCATGAAGGTGACGGCCCTCGTGCAGTTGGCTCAGCAGGCGCCTGACTTGTACAACCTTGACGCGGTTAACCGTGAAGCCTTGTTAACACTTGGCTGGGCTAACCCTAGCACGTTGTTGCGTGACGTTCAGAACCAGCCAGCACCACCAGACCCGCAGGCTCAGGCTGCGCAGATGGCGGGACAGGCGGCAATGATTACGGCGCAGTCTAAGATGATGGAAGCGCAAGCCAAGACGGCTGAATTGCAAGCTAAGACGGGTGCAAATCAACAGATGTCGCCAGAGGATCAAATCCACATGGCTGAAATCCGGCAGAAGGGCGTTGACTCTGAGTTGGATGCCATTAACCGCAAGCGCGACCGTGAAAGCCGTGAACGTCTTGCGGCGGTTAAGTTTGCAGAAGAAATGGCCCGTAACCCACAAGGCCTTAACATTGCTCGTCAACTCATTGATCCGGGCATGTTGCAACGTCTTGAGGGCAACGAACCTGAAATGGCACCACAACCCGGCGGCGTTATACAGTAGGTAGATCATGACTGATTACCCAGAGCAAATTGGAACAAAGCCCAATACGTTGGACCCAGCTTACGATATAGCTATGTCTAAAATAAGAGATTTAAATAAAAACTTAGCTGGATTTGATCTTGAAGCTAATTCTTTTATGCCCCACACTGGATTGGATCAACCTTTAATAGGTGGAACAGGATTACCAACAGCCATTAAAGCGGCTCAATCAATAAATAAGGATTTAGGTTATGATACAACACAAAACGGCGCATTCTACAGAATCACGCCAAGAAGCGTTAGCGCTAATAGACCAAACATTACAAAAGATGGCAGCCAAATATGGCCAGCCACGCCCGCTGACGCCAACGGAACGGGACCGATTAGATACGGAGATACGGCATATGACAAAACAACGTATAAACCCTATAAGG